GCTGATGTTAACATTAAAGAGTTACATGACATACACATGTTGGCATGGAAACGTAAATTAAAAACTTTGTACTATTGTAGAAGTGAAGCAATCAAACGTGCAGAGTTAGTATCAAAAAAAATAGAAAGAACAATCATACCAGAAGCTGATTGTTTAGCCTGTGAATAAAAAGGACAGAAGTGAATTACCCACCAATCAAATCATTTGGATTTAAGAAAAGAAAAAAGAGAACACCAAAACAAACAGTGCTATGGACAGTTTATCATACTGTCTTAGCATTTGAGTTGTTAATATTAATCATAATAGAAGGGATAGAGTTACTAAGATGAGTTTATTTAAAACAAGAACGTACTATAAACCCTTTGAATACGATTGGGCATTTGAAAGTTATGACATGCAACAAAAGATGCACTGGCTACCAAGTGAAGTTCCACTACATGAAGACGTAAGAGATTGGAACGAAAGATTATCTACAGAAGAGAAGAACTTAATAGGACAAATATTAAAATTCTTTACTCAAGGTGACGTAGATATTGCTCAAGCATATCTTGATAAATATATTCCTAAATTTAAACCACCTGAAATTAGAATGATGTTGTCTGCTATAGCTACATCAGAAGCTAATCATGCACACAGTTACTCATTATTAAATGATACGATTGGTTTGCCTGACAAAGAATACAAAGCGTTCCAAGAATATAAAGAGATGTCTGATAAACATACTTATTTATTTGCCAGTAAAGGTACAGGAATAGAAGGACTGGCTAGAGAGATAGCTTGTTTCTCTGCTTTTGGTGAAGGCTTACAACTGTTTGCTTCATTTGTTATGCTACTTAACTTCCAAAGATATGGAAGAATGAAAGGTATGTGTCAGATAGTTACTTGGAGTATCAGAGATGAAACACACCATGTAGAAAGTATGATTAAAATATTTCATTCTTTAATAAAAGAGAACCCTCACATTTGGACAGAAAAATTTAAAGCAAGTATCTATCAAACAGCTAGAGACATGGTTGACCTTGAAGATAAGTTTATTGATTTAGCTTTTGCTCAAGGTGGTATTAGAGGATTAAAAGCTGATGAAGTTAAACAGTACATCAGATACATAGCTGACAGAAGATTGTTACAGCTATCTTTAAAACCTAACTATGGTGTCAAAGAGAACCCTCTATCTTGGTTAGATTGGGTGTTAAATGGCGTAGAACATGCCAACTTCTTTGAGAATAGAGCCACTGAATACAACAAGGGAACAGTCACAGGGAGTTTATGGGAATAAAGTTCCCTTTTTAGATGAATAAATTAGACGAAGATTTAACATTGCCTACTAAGGTAAACGATTTAGTTATTTTACTAAACAAAGTTTACCCAGAAAAGTCTGCTTCACTTAAAGATGATACTAAAACTATCTACTTTAAGTCAGGTCAGCGAGATGTAGTAAATTTTATTAACACTCTTAAAGAAAGGTCAGAACAATAATGTGTGGTTCACCAAAAGTCCCTCAAGCACCAGTACAACCTGTTGCACCTACTCCAGTTAGAGCAGACCAAGCACAGGATTTATCTCCTGAATTGGTTAAAGCTAACGAGCAGGATTTGAATATTAAGAAGAAAAAAATCAAGAAGTCAGGTACTTCTTCTTTAAATACTTCTTCAGGTTTGAACATAGCTACTAACACTACTCCCTAATAATGAGTGAGTTTGGTGGTAGTCTTACATCAGCACATACAGCGAAACAAAGATACGCCAAGTTAAAACAAGACAGAGAACATTTCTTAGATAGAGCAGAAGTGTGTAGTGAGTTAACTATTCCTTCTTTAATAACTCCTGACGGTTTTTCTAACACCAGTAAATTATACAGCCCCTTCCAATCCGTTGGTGCAAGAGGTGTCAACAACCTAGCAAGTAAACTTCTTTTACTTTTGCTTCCACCCAACTCTCCCTTTTTCAGATTAAAAATAGCAGGTGATGCAAAAAAAGAATTAGAAGAAAACAAGGAAATGAAAACAGACATTGAGCAGTCTTTAGCTATCATTGAAAAAGAAGTGTCTGCTAAAATTGAAACATTAGCATTAAGAGTTTCAGTTTTTGAAGCATTAAAACATCTTATTGTAGGTGGTAACGTATTAACTTACTTACCTAAAAAAGGAAACATGAGAGTGTACCCTTTATCACAATATGTAATTGAAAGAGATGGTTCAGGAAATGTTTTAGAAATTGTTATTTTAGAGAAAGCAAGTGTACTAAGTCTTGGTAAAGAAATTGCAGAAGAAGTTATACAACACCCAGAATATAAAAAAGATGAAGACATAGAATTATATACTCACATTTACAAATTAGAAAATGATGAATTCTACATATGCCAAGAAGTGCAAGGTATAAAAATACCGTCTAGTATTGGTACATTCAAAAAAGATAGAATGCCCTACCAAGCGTTACGAATGGTTAGAATTGATAACGAAAATTATGGTAGAAGTTATGTAGAAGAATTTAAAGGCGACCTTCAATCATTAGAAAGTTTATCACAAGCACTTGTAGAAAGTGCGGCGGCATCATCTAAAATTGTCTTTATGGTTAGACCTAATTCTGTAACTAGAAAAAAAGATTTAGCGACAACTAGAAATGGTGACATCATTACTGGTAGTGCTGAAGATGTTACAGTTTTACAAGCACAGAAACAATATGACTTACAAGTAGTACAACAAGCAGTACAAAAATTAGAAGAAAGAATGTCTTACTCATTCTTATTACACACAGCAATTCAAAGAGATGCTGAAAGAGTGACAGCACAAGAAATTAGATACATGGCAGAACAATTAGAAACTGCTATGGGTGGTATATATTCATTACTATCACAAGAGTTTCAATTACCATTAGTTTCAATACTTATGAAAAGAATGGAACAAGCTAATGAAATTCCTACGTTACCTAAAGGCACAGTAGAGCCTACAATTATTACAGGAATAGAAGCATTAGGTAGAGGAAATGATTTACAAAAATTAAGAGAATTTGTTGCAGAGATAGGAAACTTAGCACAGATAAATCCGCAAGTAGTTCAGGCTTTAAACCCTGATGATTTAATTAAACGTATAGCTATCGGTTTAGGTATTGATACAGACGGTCTTCTTAAATCACCAGAGCAATTAGCTGAAGAACAGGCGGCACAAGAACAGCAGATGCAAGAGCAACAAATGATGCAAATGGCTGAGAAAGCTGTCCCTGCTGTTGCAGGTAACTTGACTAAGCCACAATAATAAAAGGAAAACATGGTAAATAGAGTAGAAATAAAAACACCTGAAACTGGCAGTGAAACCCCAGTAGATAATAATGCACTTAGCAAACCTGAAGGATTACCTGAAAAATTCAACACAGTTGAAGATTTAGCAAAGTCCTATTCAGAGTTGGAAGCCAAGCTAGGCACTAATAAAGAAGAAGTTAAGATAGAAGAAGTTAAGACAGAAGAAGTAAAGCCACAAGAAACTAATACAGATACATTAGAGATTGCTGAGAAAGCTGTGACAGACGCAGGATTAGACATGAATAGTCTTACTGAAGAGTACACAAAAGAAGGCAAACTAAATGATACGTCTTATGAAGCACTAGAAAAAGCAGGTATACCTAAAGATTATGTAGACCAGTTTATTCAAGGACAGAAAGCAATCGCTGACCAACAAACTTCAACTATGAAAAGTATAGTAGGCGGTGATGAGGCTTATACTGAGATGTCTAATTGGGCGGCAGAGAATATGACTGACCCAGAAAAGAACGCATACAATTCAGCAGTAAATTCTAAAGATTTAGAAACTGCAAAGTTAGCAGTGCTTGGATTGAAAGCAAAGTTTGAAGCAGTTAATGGTTCTGAACCAAGTTTAATAGCAGGTAAAGCCGCACCCATAGGTGTAGACGGTTATGAAAGTTGGCAACAAGTTACCGCTGCTATGAAAGACCCTAGATATGCAGTCGACCCTGCTTATCAAGCAGTAGTTAAAAATAAATTATCTAAATCAAATATATAATATGACAAAAAATAGTTTGTATGGAAACATACATAAGAAACGAGCAAGAATAAAATCAGGTAGTGGGGAAACAATGCGTAAAGCAGGCACTAAAGGTAGACCCACTGCAAGTCAATTTAAGAAAGCGGCTAAGACATCTAAATCATAAGACAAAAATAGTTGTGCTTACTTTATAGTAGGCAACTCCTAAACAAAGACTAACAAGCGACTGACCCACTGCGGTGGACAATCGAATGCCCAAAGTTCCATGTTAAGGTTTTTAATCAATAAACAATAACAACAAAAGGACAATACTATTATGGCAAACATAACAGCAACAACTTTTGGGCAGGTCAACTCCACTGGAAATGAAGATGTACTCTTCGAGAAACAGTTTGCAGGAGAAGTGATTACTGCGTTTGAACAGGCTACTAAAACAGCAGGTGCAGACATGGTACGTTCAATTAGTTCAGGCAAATCGGCTTCTTTTCCAGTGATGGGCAGAATCGGTGCGTCATACCACTCACCAGGAAATGAACTTACAGGTTCAACTGTAAATCATGCAGAAAAAGTAATCGTAATAAATGATTTACTTACTTCAACTGTATTCCTATCTAATATCGAAGAAGCGAAAGCCCATTATGATGTTAGAAGTGGTTACAGTAGCGAAATTGGCAGGGCATTAGCACTCCAAAAAGATAAACACATCTTGCAAACTATTGGTCAAGCTAGTTTAGCATCTGCATCTATTACAGGTGGAGACGCAACAACTAACGTGGTTAATACAGGCATTGCATCTAGTACAGACGCAACAGCCGCTAACGCTATGATTGATGCAATATTTGCTTCAGCTAAAGAGTTAGACGCAAACTATGTTCCTCAAGAAGGCAGAAAATGCTTTATGAGATTAGAGGAATATTACAAGTTAGCTAATGGTACTAACGCAGTAAACGTAGACTTTACTGGTGGTAACAATGGTGGACTTAGAGATGGTAAAGTAATGAAGATTGCAGGAATTGAATTAATTCCAGTACCTCATTTCATCTCAAGTAACATTGCGGCGGCGAATGACGCAACTGCTCCTTCAGGTAGAGCGGCAAGTGCGGCTGACCCTCAAGCAGTTAACTTATCTAACTTTGTAGCATTGGTTTCACACCCAAGTGCGGTTGGTACTGTAAAATTAATGGATTTATCCGTTGAGAGTGAGTACGAAATCAGAAGACAAGGTACGTTAATGGTTGCTAAATACGCTATGGGTCATGGTGTACTAAGACCAGAAGCGGCAGTAGGTATCAAAGAAGCGTAATTCGTTTCTTATATTTGGTGGGGGATTTATTTCCCCCATCATATTTTTCCAAAAAATTTCACACAAAGGATATATGGCAACACAAATTACACCAACTACAGAGTTACAATCTGTAAACATAATGCTGAGTACGATTGGTGAAGCACCAGTTAACTCAATTACAGGAACTACAACAGTAGATGTAAGTACAGCTATAAATATTCTAAACGAAACTTCCATGTCTATTCAATCAATAGGTTGGAATTTTAATACACACACAAATTACAAATCGCTATCATTAGACATTGATGGCAAAGTTCCCCTTCCTTCAAACTGTGTCAAAGCAGACGCAAGTCACTCCCAAAGACACTTAAATTTCACAATAAGAAATGGCTTCCTATATGACATGGGAAATCACACAGACGTATTTACTACTGCACCTGCTTCAGTTGATTTAGTATTAGTACAGCAGTACGAACATTTACCAGAATACGCTAGACAATATGTAACTATGAAAGCATCAAGAAGATTTGCTTCAAGATTTATAGGTGATAAAGAAATTACACAATTAATAGGTCAAGATGAGAATGAAGCATTAATGGCATTCCATCAAGCGGATAGCCAAGAGAGTGACATCAACGTCTTATCTGGTGACGCTAACACATTTTCTATAATCAATAGAACAGGTCGAAGGACTTACTAATTATGGGTAGTGTTGTATCACAATCAATTCCCAATTTCCTTAATGGTATGTCTCAACAGACACCTACGCAAAGAGGAGTTAATCAGGGAGAAGACCAAGTAAATTTACAGAATGGTCTTACAGACGGATTATCAAAAAGACCCCCTTTAGATTATGTAGCAACATTAGATAGTTCAAACATATATTCTAACAGAACAAAATTTTGGTCTATCGCAAGAGACGCAAGTAACCAGTATGTAGTCGCATTATACAACGGTGGTATTAAAGTATTTGATTTAGAAGGTAATGCAAAGACAGTTACGATTGCAAGTGGTTCAAGTTATTTAACATCTACAAATCCAAGAGAACATTTTAAGTTAGTAAACATTGCTGATTATACATTTATAGCAAACACTTCTAAAACAGTGACAGCAGACACAGCAACGTCTGCGGCTAAAGTAGAAGAATTTTTAATTGTTTGTAAATTAACAAACTACGGTAGAGAATATAAAGTTGCATTGAAACACCCATCAATGTCACAAGAATTAGAAGTTATCTTTCAATTACCTACTGGTAATGATGCGGCAACTGATGCAAAATTTAGAGATACAAATAAAATTACAGACATACTTTTAAAAGGCACTTCAAGCACACACTGGGATAGTAATGCAAACGGTATTGGTTTTAATGTTAGAAGAACTGACAACGGTTCATCAGTATCTACAACACAAGGGTTGTCTAATTATTCAGGGTTCACTTCTCATTTTACATTTGAAAGTTTTGATAGTGTAATCTATGGAAAACCTACAAATGGTAATGCGGCTTACACTATAACTACGTCTGATGGTTCTGGTAACACAGCCATGTATGCAATCAGAGATGAAATACAAGATTTTAGTAAGTTACCTTTCTATGGAAAGACTGGTGTAATTATAAAAATTACAGGAGAAGAGGGTGATACCCTATCTGATTACTATGTAAAATTTACAGGGAAGTCTGGTGTATGGAATGAAACTTTAGCACCTGCAACTTCTTTAGGTATAACAAATTCAACAATGCCTCACGCATTGATTAACAACAATAATGGTACATTCACATTTCAAGAATTAGCATGGACTGATAGAGTTTGTGGAGATGCAGACAGCAATCCTAACCCTACATTTATTGGTAAAAATGTTAACAACTTAACTTATTATAAAAATAGATTAGGTATTTTATCAGGAGAGAATTTAATTTTAACTGAGAATGCTTCATTCTTTAATTACTTTGCAACAACATCTACTCAGGTTTTAGATACTGACCCTATTGATATTGCGGCTTCAGGTACACAGGTTAATACACTTAAAAATTCTGTAGGCTTTAATGAAAGTTTATTATTATTTTCTGATACATCACAATATAAATTAGATAGTTCAGGAGATACAATATCACCTACAACTGCAATACTTAATGAAGTATCTGCCTTTGAACATGATGATAAAGTACAACCAATTTCAGCAGGTAAGTATGCTTACTTTGCACAAGCAAGAACATCAGGCACAGCAGTAAGAGAATACTTTGCTGATGATGATACATTAACGAATGATGGTATGGACATTTCTGTGTCTGTATCTAATTTAATACCACAGAATTGTTATCAAATTGTATCAAACACTACAGAAGATGTACTAGCATTCTTAGTTTCAGATACAGCAGATAGTCAGACAGCACCTTTTAGTGGTACTGCCTCTGCTACTAACTCAAACACAATGTATATTTATAAATATTTCTTTGATGGTGGTGAGAAGGTACAAAATGCTTGGTCTAAGTGGACATTCACAGGTCTTAAAATTATAGGTGTAAGGTCTTTTGAAAGTTATTTATATGTATTAGCTTCAGAAGGTACGACTACAAAATTATTAAAATTAGATTTAAGAAATTTAAAAGATGCTAATATAGGTCATGGAATTTTTATTGATTTAAAGGCTTCTGTTACTGGTACTTATGCAAGTGCTACAAACTTAACAACATTCACTTCACCATATGGTGCAAAGACTGGTTTAATAGCAGTAGATAGAGTTAATGGAAATAACTATAAAGTTACAAATACTTCAGGGTCTACATATACACTTGTAGGAAATCACACATCATTATTTATAGGTGTTCCTTATGAGAGTAAATACACATTAACTACACCATACATCAGAGAGAATACTGGTAGAGGATTAGTTGCAGTTACTTCAGGTAGATACCAAATAAGAAACATATCTTTTAATTTTGAAGACAGTGGTTTCTTTAAAGTAGAAGTTGCTCCAAACAATAGAGACACATCTACAAGTATAATGAATGGTTATGTTATTGGTACAGCAACAAGTGTTGTTGGCAGACCTGCAATCACTTCAGGAACACTAAGAGTTCCAGTGCAATGTAGGAACACAGAGTTTACGTTAAATATAAAATCTTCATCACACCTGCCTATGTATATAGCAGACGCAGAAGTTGAAGGTTACTATCACTCAAGAGCAAGAAGGATTTAATGAAAGAAAATTATGTACGCAAAGCAATATTAAAAGATGCTTTAGAGTTAGCCCCTAAAATAAGAATAGGGGATAGAAAAGAAATCATGGCTTCAAATGCTTCAACTCCATTGGAGGCATTAGTAATACCTTTTACACATGACAATGCAAAAATATATACGATTGTAGGTTCACAGTCTGAGGGTGTTATTGGAATGTTTGGGTCTAGTCCAACAAATGAAAAAGAGTATGGAGTAGTTTGGTTATTATCTAGTGAGGATTTATTTAAACATATTAAGCAGTTTATTAAAGAGTGTCCTAAATGGGTAAACGACATGAGTAAAGATTATAAATATGTCTACAATTTTGTAGATGAGAGAAATTGGAAAAGTTTAAAATGGTTACAATTCTTAGGATTTGAACCGAAGAAAAAAATAGGAGATTTTGGCGTTGGAAAGATGCCATTTATATTAATGATGAAAGAGGTGAATAATTATGTGTAGCCCAGAAGCGGCATTAGCAATAGCAGGACAAGTTGTTTCCTATCAGCAAAAGAAAGCAGACAACAAAGCTATTAGAAGAGACCAAGAAACAACAAGACGAAATGCCGATAAAGGATATTTACACGATTTACAAAAAATTGATAACGAGAAAGTTAATGCTGACCAAGAAAAAGCAGTAGCAGAATTAAGGTCAAAAACAGAAAGAGATGCAGAAGTTGCACAATCATTAAATCTAGGTTTTGGAAATAGCACCAAGATAGTTCAATCTATTGGAGGTTTATTTGATGATGATTGGAATAGCATTAATAGAGATTATTCTAAAGATATGACAACACTGACAGACCAAAAATCAGAAGCATATGCCAACTTATCTAAAACTTATAATAGTTTGGCATCTCCAACAGAACCTTCAAGAGCAGGTTTAATCATTGGTATAGCATCATCAGGTTATGATGGCTACCAAACTTCACAAACTAATAAGAAACCTAAGAAAGGCGGCTAATGGCTATAAAATATAACAGACAATCAACCAACAAATACTATGGTTCAGGAAACGCAGGGTATGTAAGGTCAGGAAGTTCAGCAGATGGTTTAGCTAAAGCATTAGCAAATTCAAGCGGCGTAGTGGGCAGAGCCGACAATAATAGAATTAATAATAAAAAAGATAAAGCTATTGAAAAAATACAAGCAATGGAAGCAGGAGGTAAAAATCTTGAAACTATCCAATCAGAAATTCTTGAAGGTAAACACCCAGATTTAACTGGTAAATATGTTGAAGCAACAACACAGTTTCACAGTGGTAAAGTTAAAGCGGCAGAAATCATTAATGAAATTACAGCAAACATAGATGAATACGACATAACAAAAACTAATTTAAACGATTTTTATAAGAAATTTATTCCTAACTTTGATGGACAAGATACTTCTTTTATGGCAGGATTTGGTTCACAGTTTAATGGTTGGAAAGCTAAACAAACTGAACAAGATGCTTTAAATAGGGCAACACTTTCAAGAGATAAGAAAATTTCAGAAGTTAGAACGGTGTTGTCAAACATACCGAATGAAGACTTAGAAGAAAGATATGTTAAAGAATGGAAGAATTTTGGTACAACACTTCGTACTAGCGACAACTCAAAATTAACTCAATTTTATACTAATGAAGAATTGATGACAGCTTTAAGAGCAGATGTTAATTCTTTAATTGAAACTGCTGATACACCAGAAAAAATAGCTAGAGCAGAAAAGATTATGTCTTTAAATTTAGGCAAAGGCAGAGATGGTACAGAACTAGGTTCATTAAATAGTCGAAAGAATACTAAAACAGATGAATTAAAAGCAAAACTGACTGCAAAGAAAGATGCTATTACTCAAAAAGTAAGAAGAGATGAAGCCTATGACACAGCCAAAGCTACACAATCAGTGTGGGTAGAATCTTTTACACCGAATGAAGATGGTACAGAAAAGTCTCGACTTCAAATACAAGATTTATTAAAACGAATTACAATAGCAAGTAAAGGTGATGTTGGTACAATAAACGCTTTTACATCTTATTACAACACAGACCCAGAAAGCAGAATTATTCAAGATTTTTCAGGAGTGCAAGATTTTATGTTAAGTGTTGCTGAAGGTGGATTTACTAGCCACAATGAAATGATGGTAGAAATGATAGCACAAGGTATTCCTCAAAGTGAGTGGGGAAGAGCAAATCAAAGATGGGATAGATATGAAAAATCTATTGCTGATGGTTCTATAAAACCTATTTATGATAGAGACCATCACTACACTAATACAAAATCCACTATTTTAAAAATAATCAGTGAGAAGTACAAAATAGATAGTGAAGGATTAGGAACTAAAGAAATAGCAAAAGCTGATGTCACAAGATATGTCAATAATGAAATTTTAGACCAAGAAGATAGATGGTTAGCAGAAGGTGTTGAAGTTACTCCTAAAATGAGAAAAGATTTTATACTTGAAGTGCAGGATTATGTAGACAAGACTTGGACAGGTGTGAGTGAAGACGCTACAAATGATGATTATACCAAACCTTCAACTACTTCAATAGAAGTTGAAAGAGAAAAACTTATAGAAGAAGAACAAATACAAGCAGAAAAAATTCTTGAAGAACAAGAACAGTTAAAAGCAGATAACACTGTAATATTTCAAAGAGGAGGTGAGCCTGTTACACTCCAGAAATTTACAAATGAAATAATAGAAAATATTAAAACAGCAGGAAAACAAGAGTTCTTACTTGCTCCTAGAATTGAAGGGATTATTTCACAAGAAAAATTTATTGACCAAATAAGAGACCCTAAATTTCAAAAATATATACAAGAAGTATTAGGTTCAGAATTTAATGGAGACATTCTCTCAGCTATGAGTGAAGATGATTACAGAACCATTCTCATTAATATGACAACTTCATTAGGTTTAATGGACGGAACAGACGAAGAAAACAATGCAAACTTAAATCAAATTCAAGAATTGTTATTTAGTGCTTACAACATAGAAGGATAATATGGCTACAAAGATAGATTTTAGTACAAAGAAAAAGAAAATTTCCACAGTAACAGATGCAATTTCTGCATCATCAACAATCTCCAAATTAAGAAAAGTAACAAGTGAAGAAGAAGCACTTGAAGAAATAAAAACAGAAGAGTTTTATAATACGCTAAAAAGCTATTACACACATAGAGATGGTGAAAGCGAAATTACAGCAAGAGGTAACAACGTATTTTCAGAAATGTCTCATACAGATTTATTAGAATATTTTTACAATGACAGGTCTTGGAGAAACAATAACACTGGCTCAATGACTAAAGATTTAGCTAACGCATTTACTGATAGTTCAGATAGAAATGCACAGCTAGGTTACATATCAGCTACTTACCACGCATTACCATCATTTTGGAATGACCCAAATAGAAGTTTTGGTTCATGGTTATATGACAATGGTGGAGCAATGATTGCTGACCCAGTAAATTTAATATCATTTGGGATTGGAGGTCAGGCGGCTAAAATTGCTTACAGAAAAGGGTTAACTGAAGCCCTTAAAGGTAGAGTGGCAGGAGAAATTAACAAACAAGTATTAGAAGAAACAGCCAAAGTAGCAACGAAAGAAGCTATGGGAAAAGCTGTGATGAAGGGTGCATTAGTAGAAGGTAAAATAGGTGCAGTTATAGCAACAGCCCAAGATACTATGCTTCAAGTTACAGAAATTAAAACAGGCGTATCAGATGGATATAGTTTAGCAAGAGGAGCAATAGCTACAGGTGCAGGGTTTGGTTTTGGAACTGTATTTGGCGGAGCATTTTCTTATGGTGGTTTTAAATTAGGCATGAGAGGAAGTAAGAATACAGCAGTTAAAAATTTAAAAGATATACATGAATATGGCAGAAGTGAAATATCAGGTAAAAGATTATTTCAAGATTTAGCAGAACCTAAACCTGATAAAGCATTATATAAAAATCTTGATAAACAGACTGTTGAAAGACTTACAACTGAAAGCAAACTGACTGGTAACAGCATTGGTGAGAAAATTATAAATTTAAGAAAAACTATAGGAACAGGAAAACCACCTGAAGAACTGCTTAATTTCTACAAATATCCTAAAAAAGTAAGAGTGCATTTAAAAAACCTTGCAGACCAAATGGTCAGGGAAGGTAAAATAGTTGATGATGTTGTTTCTGAAAAATACGCAATAGCACAAGCACAAGTCTTAGGTTTAGATAGTGATGCAGTTTTAGCTTTAGGTAAATCAAGAGCAAAAGCAGATAGATTATTGTATGCTGAAATATTAGCACATGGAGATTTATTAGCTAAACAAAGTGATGACATAGTTAAGCTAGGTAATGATTTACACAGACTAGATATAACTCCTGATGAAGAAGCAAAAATATTAGCAGAATTAAACATAAGACAAAACATTGCAGGTGAAACTTTAATCAATCAAAAAGAAATTACTAAAAATGTTGCAAGAGCCATGAGGTTTATGCAAGTAAACAAAGATGGTACTAGAGCCGCAGAGTTAAAAATAAATCCTGAAGACCCTGCAATGGCAACTTTAAAAACAGGAAATCCAAAAGAATTTTATAAAGCAATAGCTAAACTACATGACACAGACCAAGTGATTATGGCATTACAGAATGCTAGAAAAGTAGATGGTTGGGATTTAACATCAGAATTTATAAACAATAACTTGCTATCTTCTCCTGACACACACGCAATTAACATTGTGTCTGGGCTGTTTCAAACGCAGTGGAAACCTTTAACTATGTTAGTTAGAGCAGGTTTCTTATCTGTCAGTGATAAAAAAAGAGCAAACACTTTAGCTAAAGAAGCATTTGATACATATATCCATCAATTTTATTACACTAAAGATGCACTGTTAGCCGCTAAAAGAGGTTTTATGGAAGGCAGAGGTATTCTTGATAGTAAGCAAATGAAATTTGATAACAACATTAGACAAGGACAATTACAAAGATGGTTACAAGCTACAAGTAGACTTCTTACTGATAGAATGGGAGTAGTAGGAGTGGGTCTTGATAAATATGTTGCTAGACCAATAGGTTACGCAACGACATTTCCTATGAGAATTTTAAGTGCAGGTGATGAGTTTCTTAAAACTATGACTTACAAAGCAAGAATGACATCTCAAATTAATTCACAAATAAGAAGTGAGACAGGTAAAGGATTTTGGAAAGGTGTAGTCAATGATGACGAGTTTAAAGTAAGATTTAAAGAAATAGAAGCTGAGTATCAAAAAACAGGTTCAGGTGGTGCGATAGAGACTGTGGATATGCCTAGTCAAAACATAGCAGACGTAAATAAATTACAAGTTAATGACCCATTACAATACGCTAGAGAAAGTACATATACTCAATCTGCATATTCTATGAACCCTGAAACAGGAAAATTAGAAGGTGGTATTACAGGTGGGGTTTTATCTTTCACAAGTAAACACAAATGGACAAGAGCATTAGGGTTACACTTTATTAATACTCCATCTAACTTAATCAAATGGAATTTTGAACATCTACCTTTAGCAAACAGATTAGTTCTATCTACAAGACATGCTTTAAAAAAAGGTGCAGATGGTAAATACTTAAATGTTGAAGCGGCGGCAGAAGCTAACGCTAGAGCAACTATGGGTTTTGCATTATGGACAGGAGCATTTAGTTTAGTATCAGCAGGTAAAATAACTGGTGGTGGTTCGAGAAATTACAGAGAAAATACTGAAAGAGAAATGTCTACAGGGTGGCAACCTTATTCTTACAAAACAAATGATGGTAGATATATTCAGTTAAATAGAGCAGACCCAGTAATGATGCCTTTCTTTGTTATGGCAGATTTGTTTGACAGTATGGGTAAATTTTTAAGACACAGTGAAGACATACCTGAAGCTGTAGAAAAAGATATGACAGAGTTATCTATGGGAGTTTTAACTTCTCTATTTAGAAATCTTAACTCTAAATTTTATATGAAGAATATAATTGAAACAGCAAACTTTTTCTTTAGTGATGACTTTGTTTCTACAAGGTCTCCTGACAAAGTAAGTGCTTCTGTACTAGCTAGAGGAATTTATAAACTGACACCATTGTCAGGTTTATTAAGATATGGCAGTAGAGTAGAAGAAGATTATCAAAAAGAAGTATTTACATTGAATGACAGATTGTTAGCTTTAAATCCATTCAAAGGTAAAGATGGTATTATGCCTAAACGTAATATGTATGGCGAAGTCATTGATAGAGACAATGGTTGGCTATTTGGTTTAGGAGGTAAGTCTGGTTTATGGTCTTCACCATTTGCTATGACTAAGACTGAGAACCCAATGCTACAAAAGTTTTATGAAAATAGAGATTTTGATTATAGACCACCTTCAAAAATTGACAGAAAATCTGGTGTAGATTTAAGAACAATTAAAAATACATCTACAGAACAAACTGCCTATGATAGGTGGAGAGAGTTATCAGGAAAAGTTACGCTTTCTTATCAAGGTCAAAAGTTAACTATTAAACAATTAATTGAAAAAGTAATTGCAGACCCTAAGAGTAGACTTTATAAAAAATCTGATGGTACTATCGCAGGAAGAGATGAAAGACAGAAGTTTATCTTAGAGTTTGTTCACAAAGCAGAAGCAAAAGCTAAAAAACAATTACTAAAAGAGTTTCCTAAAATTAAAGACATGCAAAAAGCTAGAAAAACAATTTCTAAGAATGCAAAGAAAAAAGCTAGGAAAAACTACATTGAGATACTAACTCAATAAAGTACCCCTTTTAGAAGAATTCAACCCAAAATAAGGAAAATAACACATGGCAAATAGTTTTGTACGTTACACAGGTAACGCTAGTACAACAGCTTTTGCTATATCTTTTAGCTACAGAGCGGCAACAGATTTAACAGTAACGGTTTCAGGAACAGCTACTACAGCATTTACACTGAACGCCGCAGGAACAACTTTAACATTTAATACTGCACCTGCGAATGCTTCAGCTATTGAGATTAGGAGAAAAACCTCTCAGACTGCAAGGCTTACAGATTATGCTGATGGCTCAGTTCTAACAGAAAATGATTTAGATACAGATAGTGAACAGGCATTCTTTATGTCACAAGAAGCTATTGATGATGCCTCAGATGTAATCTCATTAGACAACTCAGATTTCCAATATAATGTAGGAAACAAAAGATTAAAAAACATATCAAACCCTACAGCC